ACTAAAGGTGGCAAGTATCATTGGGTAGGATCTAAAGATTCTAAATGGTAAAATAAATGGCTTACGCTAGAGGAAGATACGCTAAGTTCATTTCTGATCGTAGCGGAATGGAATTCCCATATCGAGAAATGGTGAAGGAATGGAATGGTGCGCGTGTTCATAAAAGTGAATATGAACCAAAGACAGCACAGGATCATCCTCGTAAGCATTCTGCTGATAAAGAATCATTACAATACGCTAGACCAGATAGGGGTGAAAGTGCTGTTGCAACATTGCTTCCTTTAAATCCTTTCAGGTTTACAGCAAGTAGTGCAACAATATCAGTTTTTGAACCTAGCCATGGACGATCAAGCAGTGATACTGTAAGGTTCAGGGATGTCAGAGGAAGTATATTCGGAGCTTCAATAACTGAATTGGAAGATTCTGATGGATATAGCATTACAAAGACAGACGATGATTTTTATACCTTTGCAGTTTCAACATCTGCAGGAACAACTGGAAGTGGCGGAGGCGATTATGTTTCTGCCGGACCGGCAACATTGAGTGCATAATGACAACATACGCTGAATTAACAACACAGATTTTAAACTACACAGAAACAAGCACTGATGTTCTGACATCTACGATAACTGATGATTTTATAGAGCATACAGAAAATAGGATATTAAGGGAAGCTGATTTGGATGCATTCAAATCGCACCAATATACAACTGTAACGGCTGATAATCCTTTTGTATCCTTGCCGGGTGGGTCTGATCCAGATCCAACATCCTTGTCTACAATAAGGACAGTTCATATTTATCCTGCATCAGGAACAGCGACAAGAGATTTTTTAGAGCAACGCGATATCAGTTTTATGAATGAATATTGGCCAGTTAGAACTTCTACTAGTACACCTAAATACTGGGCGTGGTGGGATGAAAACTCAATTTATCTTGCGCCAACGCCGGATGCAGCGTATAACATAGAAGTAGGAATTACTAGACTGCCAACAAGACTGTCCAGTTCCAATACAACCTCATGGTTGGGGAACAATGCCCCATCGGCATTGCTTTACGGAAGTCTTGCAGAAGCCTTCAAGTTCTTGAAGGGACCAGCGGAAATGCTGCAATTATACGAACAATCATATCAACGTGCCATACAAGAGTTGATGATCGAGCAACAAGGAAGGCATAGAAGAGATGAGTATATGCATGGTGAATTAAAAATACCAGGCATGCAAACACAACAGAAATCCATAGGAGGATAAGACATGGCAATAACCCAAGCTGTCTGTACAAGCTTTAAACAGGAAATTCTTGTTGAAGGGCATGATTTTACAGCTACAACTGGTGACACTTTTAAAATTGCATTGTACACAAGTTCAGCTACATTAAGTGCTTCTACATCCGCTTATTCCAGTTCGAATGAAGTTTCTGCTTCAGGAACCTATACGGCTGGTGGTGGATCATTGACAGCAGTGACTCCAACAACAAGCGGAACTACTGCTCTTTGTGATTTTGCTGACGCTTCATTTACATCAGCAACTATTACAGCTCGTGGAGCATTAATTTATAACAGCAGCGCTTCCAACAAGGCGGTATGCGTATTGGACTTTGGTGGCGATAAAACGTCAACAAGCGGAACATTTACAATTCAATTTCCAGCAGCAGATGCAAGTAATGCTATTCTACGGTTGGCATAGGAGATAATTAATGGCTCTCGTATTAGACGATAGAGTAAAGGAAACATCGACGACAACAGGAACAGGAACGCTTGATTTAAGCGGCGCCGTTTCAGGATTCCAGACTTTTGTTGCGGGTATTGGTGATGGCAACACGACATATTATGCCATTGTTAACCGTGATGAAGCGGAATGGGAAACTGGTCTTGGGACCGTAACCGATGCGTCTACGGACACATTAGCGAGAACAACCGTTCTTGCAAGTTCAAACAGTGATAGCGCTGTTGACTTTAGTGCAGGAACAAAAGATGTTTTTGCAACATTGCCAGCAAGTAAAGTATCTTATCTTGATGCAAGCAATGATTTAATTCTTGGAACAGGAGCATCAGGTGTTGACTATTCTTTAAAATTTGATGGGGAAACAAGTGATGGTGTCATTACATGGATGGAAGATGAGGATCATCTTAAGATTGAAGATGATGTTGTAGTAGATAGTTCCAAAAGAATATATTTCAATGATGAAGGTGGGGAATACATTTATGGTGACGGAACGGATTTATATCTTACTTCCGGTGCAGATATTAATATACCCGCTAATATTGGAGTTACGTTCGGCAATGACGGAGAGAAAATAGAAGGTGATGGCACTGATTTAACTATCAGTGGAAATAACATTAATTTAACAGCTACTGCGGACGTAGTTATTCCAGCTAATGTAGGAATTACATTTGGTACAGGAGAAAAGATTGAAGGGGATAGTACAAATTTAACTATCACCTCTGGTGCTGATATTGCATTAACAGCTACTTCAGATATCAATGTTCCAGCAGATGTTGGAATGACATTTGGTGATGATGGAGAGAAGATTGAAGGAGATGGTACTGATTTAACCATTAGTGGTAATAATATTAAATTAACAGCAACTGCGGATGTTGTCATTCCAGCAGATGTTGGTATTACATTTGGTACAGGCGAAAAGATTGAAGGAAACAATACAGATTTAACGGTTACATCTGGTGCTGATATTAATTTAACAGCAACCTCGGATGTAAACATACCATCTGGCGTTGGAGTCACTTTTGGAAATGACGGTGAAAAAATAGAAGGCGACGGAACAGACTTAACGATCGCTGGTAATAATATTAATCTTACAGCTACCGCCGACGTTGTTATTCCTGCGAATGTAGGAATTACTTTTGGAACAGGTGAGAAGATTGAAGGTGATAATACAAATTTAACCATTACATCCGGTGCAGACATTGCGCTAACGGCAACAAATGATGTAAATTTACCCAATAATGTTGGAATGGTATTTGGTGATGATGGAGAGAAGATTGAAGGCGATGGAACGAATTTAAAAATTGAGTCTAGTGGAGATCTTAATCTTGCAGCAGGTGGTTCAACAAATCAAATTAAAATCACTAACGGTGCAATCGTACCAATCGCAGATGATGACATAGATTTGGGAACTGCATCTTTACAGTTTAAGGACGCTTACATTGATGGTACACTGGAAGCAGATGCAATAACAATAGGTGGTACGGCAGTCACAGCAGGTGGGGCGAGTAAAGGTTTCGCTATTGCCGTTGCGATCGCGCTGTGATATAAGGAGGAAATATGGCACAAGATTTTGAATCAACTGGAATATTGGTAACAAATAGTGAAACAACTATTTATACCTCTAATTCAGATGACGCTATTGTTGGGCTGAGACTGGCTAATATTCTGACAACCGCAATAACAATGGATGTTTACATTGACTTGGCAGGTGCAGGAACGAACTTTTATATTTGTAAAAATTTAAGCATTCCACCGGCAAGTTCTGTAGAACTGGTTCAGGGTGGCGCTAAAATGGTTATACAAAGTACGGATGTAGTCTACGGTCTTTGCGGAACAGCGAATGGCTGTCACGTTTGGATCAGTCTAGTTGATGCAATTAGTTAATAAGGAGGAATAATGGGCGATACAGTAGGAAGTCCTATCTACATAGGTGGAGACGCGGCTGCGGATGAATTTGTTCAAGACCATGCGGCAACAATGGATGGAACGCAAGTTATTGAATCTGCCGTATTGGCAGGGCCATTAACAATTGCGGGAACAATAACAGTAGAAGGTAATTTGGTAATAGTATAATGGGAACAATACAAATAGATGGTTCAACACCAAAACTGACAATAGGAAATGCAACCGCAGAGGATGCATTAATTCTATTTGATGGTAATGCACAGGACTTTCATATTGGACTGGACGACAGTTCTGATGATTTAGTCATTGGTGTTGGCTCTGCTTTAGGAACAACAACTGCTTTGGCAATAGATGAAAATGCAGGTTCAACATTTAGTGGAACTGTAACGGTTGGAGTAGATGACACAGGAAAAGATGTTAAATTCTTTGGTGCTACCGCTAGTAGATATTGGCTGTGGGATGAATCAGCAGACGGTGTTGTTCAAAGAGGAACATTAACAGTAGGAGTTGATGATACAGGGCATGATGTTAAACTATTCGGTGCAACCGCAGGTAGCTATTGGTTGTGGGATGAATCGGCGGACGGAGTTGTACAAGTAGGAACATTAACTGTTGGTGTTGACGATGCAGGGCATGATGTAAAATTATTTGGAAATGCTGCTGGTGCATACATGGAATGGGATGCAAGTGCAGACGAACTTAGACTTATGGGAGCATCTGCTGATGCTACTACTAGTACGGGTAAACTTCTTTTAGCCACATCTCTAACAAATATTAATGCAAATGATGTATTAGGAAAAATAGATTTCCAAGCTCCACATGAAGCCGGAGGAACAGACGCTATTACGGTTGCTGCCTCTATTCGAGCTATTGCTCAATCTACATTTAGTGCTTCTTCCAATGCGACAGATTTAGTATTTTATACAGGACATTCAGAAGCGGCAGCAGAAAAGGTTAGGATTACTTCTCAAAATGAAATAGGAATTGCCGGTGCCAACTACGGGACAGACGGCCAAGTATTGACCTCAGGTGGTGCAGGTGCCGCAGTAGCTTGGGAAGATGCGGGAGGAGTATCAACTCTTGGTGGACTAACCGATGTCACAATGGATGCAACAAACTTTACAGACGGTTTATTAATTCAGACAAATTCAGATGGTTCGGCACCCGGAACAGGAACACTTAGTTCAGCAAATGACAACATAGGAATAGGTAAGAATGTTTTCGCTGCTCTAACATCTGGTGATAACAATGTTGTTATAGGAAATGGAGCAGGTGCAGCAAACACTACTGGCAATACTAATACATTTATTGGCACTGGTGCGGGAACTGCAAATACAACAGGAACACATCTTACAGTATTAGGAATGAACGCTTACGACCAAGCTGATACTGAAACTTATAATACTGCCATTGGTGTAGATAGTATGGGTGGAGCGGTTGCCGGCAGTGAGGGTAATACTTGTGTAGGGTTTCAAACAGGTTTTGCTCTAACATCTGGTGGTAATCTTACGGCAATGGGTCATTTATGTGGTGATACTGTAACTACTGGTTCAGATAATTCTTTGTATGGATATTCAGCAGGAACAGCAATAACAACTGGATATTCTACTACTTGTATGGGAAAAGGTGCGGGTCAATCTGTAACTGATGGTCATTCTATTGTTTGTATTGGTATGCAGGCTGATGTAAGTGGTGGTTCAAATTATCATAATATTGTTATTGGTCATAATTTTGTAGGGGCATCAAATGATTTTAGTTTTGGTAAGGCGAGTAATGTTGTAACAAATGACTTTGATGCGGATGCAGATTGGTCACGAAGTTCTGATGAAAGAATTAAAAGAAACATTGAAGATTCTACACTTGGATTGGAGTTTATTAAAGATTTGCGTCCAGTAAAATTTCAGTGGAAACCTTCCCCTGAAGTTCCAGAGGAATTGACAACGGAATACAATGTAGAAAACCAAAAGAATCTTGATATAATAATGCACGGATTTATTGCACAGGAAGTAAAGGAAGCGATAGACAAGCACGGTGACACCACTTTTGGTGGATGGCACTTGGATAAAATTGATGGAGTAACACAGCGAACAAAAAAGAATATGTTTATTATGCCGCTCGTTAAAGCCGTTCAGGAGTTGTCAGCTCAAGTAACAACTCTGCAAAACGAAATTAAAACTTTAAAAGGAGATTAAATATGGCACACGCAGATGATGCAACAAAGGCTTGGGTAAAGGCAATACCAAAGACAAATTCGGATGGAAATGTAATAGCGTGGAGATGTGAATACAAATACACCCTTAATTCTTTTTCACATACTTTTGATAAAAAATTAGAAATTGATATACCATCGAAAGCACCTTCAGGATATACACAAGCTGAACTGTTAACCCTACTAGATAAACCTCATTGGGATGATATGTTCAATAAGAAGTATGCAATAAGTATTGCAGTAGCACCTGTTGAAACAACAGATAATAGTTTTGATGTTAGTACATTAAGTGAATCATAAGGAGACTAAATGACTTTTACAGTAGACAAAAAAGAATACGATGAGAAGAAACTGGACGGCAAGGCGAAAATCGCCCTTAACAACGTCACAGTCTTGCTCAACGAGAAGAACGACCTGATGCACAGGTTGGAGAAAAACAAGATACTTTCTGAACACTACTCGGAAGTGTTGAAGAAGAATCTACCAAACGGAGAGGATAAAAAATAATGGCTAGTGAAATTAAGGTTGATACCATATCGGAAAAAACATCCGCAGGTGGAGTTACCATTGACGGTCTTTTAATCAAGGATGGTGGTATTAGTGGTGACGTTTCTTTAATTGGAACTACGCCAACATTTACTATTGGTGATGCAGGAGCAGAAGATGCGGCATTAGTTTTTGACGGAAACGCCAAGGATTTTTATGTAGCTTTAGATGACTCGGCAGACAAACTTGTTATAGGAGAAGGCTCTACCGTTGGAACAAATAGCATTTTAACTATTACGGATGATTCAGTTACAGTAGGTGATGCGGCAGCCGTTGATACAAAAATTGTATTCGATGGCAACGCACAGGATTATCATATCGGATTGGATGATTCAGCCGATACATTGGTTTTAGGTCTTGGTTCAACTTTAGGAACAACACCTGCGATGACTGTTAACTCAAGTCAAGTGGTAACATTTGCACAAAACCCTGTCTTTCCAGATGGTGGTGTTGCTGTTGCAGACCTTGACATTGATGGTGGCACCGATATTGGTGCAGACTTGGTTGATGCTGACTTATTTATAGTAGATGACGGTGCAGGCGGTACTAATAGAAAAACAGCAGCTTCAAGATTAAAAACATATATAGGTGGTGGAATTGCTAACGCACAAACTTGGAGATTAACGACTAGTTATACTGGTAATGCTGACCCAATAGCATCTAATATAGAAGCTGATGACCAAACTGGTTATATGAGTCTTGGAAGTGCTATGACACAATCTTCAGGTATTTTTACTTTCCCTCAAACAGGAATGTGGTTAATAACAGCCGTTGGAATGTGGTATTTTAATGGTTCTGGTGGTTCACGAAATAATTTCATTAGTATAGAAACTACAACAAATAACTCAACTTATGCTATACACGGCCAATCTAGTCAGGGAATAATGCTAGCACAATCTGACCATACATACGGAAACGCATATACATCTGCGTTATTTGATGTAACAAATACAACAAATTGTAAAGTGCAATTTGTCACTGAAGTTAGTGATTCAAGTGCTAATACTGCGGGTTCTAGTACTTACAATAGAACACATTTTACATTTATCAGACTGGCAGACACATAAAATGAACAGAGGAGATAGATAATGGATAATAATGGTAGACCAGATAATTTAGAGGATTATTTAATGACTGTTCGTACAGGACAATGGTTTGGATTTAATAATCTTAATGGTGATGAAGCCAATAAAACCTATGCTAATTTTATTGTTCACGATGGTGGTAGCAAACCAACGGAGCAGGAATGCACCGATGGATTAGCGGCTTTGCAGACAGCTTTTGATGATGCAAAAACAAAACGAGAATCAGATAAAACTAATGCTAATAATAAATTAAAAGCACTAGGATTAACTGATGATGAAATTAAAGCAATAAAAGGAATTAGTTAAATGGCAGAGATTCGTATAAACGCAACCGGAGGACTCAAGCTCTATGACGCTGACGACTCGCATTACGCACAGATAGTAGCAGGAACGATTACATCGAACGTGGATGCCATAACACTGGGGCATGATGTTGTCTCCATAGTGGATAACTTGGCATTGACTTCTGATTCAGCAGTTCTTAAATTTGGTGCGGACAATGACACGACTTTGACCCATACTGATGGAACGGGGCTGACATTAAATTCAACTAACAAGCTCTGTTTCAATGATGCTAGTCAATTCGTTCAAGGTTCAAGCGGAACTGTTTTATCCATAGGAGCAACTGATGAAATAGATTTAACGGCTACGGCAGTAGATTTAAACGGGACATTGGATGTAAGTGGTACTTCTCAATTTAATGCTGCTGTTACTCTTGCAGGAACTACTCCAACTCTTACAATCGGAGATGCAGGAACAGAAGATGCTAAAATAGTTTTTGATGGAAATGCACAGGATTTTCACATTGGATTGGATGATTCTGCGGATGATTTGGTAATAGGTTTAGGAAGTACTTTAGGAACGACTTCACACATCGTGATTGATGAAACAGGAGCAGTAACCAAACCACTACAACCAGCTTTTCTTCTTGAAGATGACTCAAGCACAGAACTTGCACATAATACAGAACAAACACTTTCATTTGATTCTGAACTTTTTGACCAAAATGCAGATGTAACTGCAACTACATTCACAGCTCCCGTTACTGGAAGATATTATTTTACTGCAAGTTGTTTGATTGATGTTGGAACTAGTTCAGCTACTCATATAAAAGATAACTATATAAGATTTCTTGCTTCAAACAGAAGTGCTTTTGTTGGTTATGGCTCAATCTATTCTAATCAATACGACAGAATTCAGTTGAAGGGTTCTTGTTTAATGGATATGGATGCAAATGATACTATTTACACACAGGCGTGGTTTTATAGAAATAGTGGAACAGGGGTTGGTACTATAGCTGGAAGTAACCCAAATTTAATAACAAGTTTTTCTGGATTTTTAGTATGCTAAACGAAATAATTAACCATAAAGGAGGTTTAAAATGGCAACACATACAAAGACAGTAAGTCTTACGGACTTACAGCAAACAATACTATCTAACGATTTGTACAATGACACGGACAATGCGGGACTGGATTTATGGATTCAGAATGCGGTGGACGGTAAAATTAACAATTGTTGGAAACGTATGAGGACACAATGGACTCAAAAATTAATGGATGATGATTCATTCACTGACCCTATTCCAAGTAACCAAGCGGATTTCGTAAATTTAGTCACGGCACGTCCAGACTATAAAAACCGTAAAGCAAGAGACGATGGATAAATGCTACTAGGACACACAACATTCGCCGAACAGGCCTTTCAGGACGCAAGGCTGGATGCGGTGCATAACATCGAGTTCGCGGAAACTGGATTTGGACTAACATTTACGATCGGAACGGAAACGGTTACTGGAACGGCGGTCGTGTCACCGGACGGGTCAGCGGCAACATTCAGTATTGGTGATGAAACAGCATTCGGAGAAGCATTCCAAAATCTGATTACATTTAGCACGGGAGATTTAGCCCTTACTATTTGGAATGAAACGGACGACAGTGAAACATCAACATGGACACCGGTGGATCCTGGATCCACGGACTAGGAGACAAGTATGGCGGATGATGCCAGTATAACATTGAGCGCGACAATTTTGCCGGATGAGATTTCAAAAACCATCAGCGGCTCCATGACGGTGAGTCCTGATGATGCGAATGACAAATGGTATTACAAGCTGACAGCAGTCACAACAACGAGTGCGGACTTGATTGCTGGTCGCTTTATCGATTATACGGCCGTTGATCAGGATACGGACATGACAGCGGTAAGTACAAGTGATAAAGTAAAATTTTTATTTATTAAGAACACAAGTACAGCGGACGGTATTGTTATTTGCTTGGATGGAGATACAGCCGCTTATAATTTGGCGGACGGCATATTCATTGGACCATCACAGTCATGGTTTGGAAGACTGCCAAACGTGACAGTTGCGAACATTCACGCCATATCTTCAGATGTGGGCGACGCGGGCGATGCGACGGCAAATGCGATCGTTGCTGCTTTAATAGATGATGTGGCATAAGGAGGAATAAATGGCTTCGACATATTCAAGTATTCTTAACCTCGAGATCCAGACAACTGGAGAGAACTCGGGAACATGGGGTACAATAACAAACAACAATTTGCAAAAGCTGGAAGCGGCGATCAAGGGATATGTCTCGGTAGCAATAGCGAGCACATCGGATTCTCTGACAGCAACGGACGGCACAACGGCAGATGAAACAAGCAATGCAATTGTAAAACTGACAGGCACGCTCACAGGCAATACGACCATGCAGTGTGAAGCAGTGGAGAACTGGTATATTGTCGATAATGCGGCAACCATGGGAACCTATACGCTAGGATTTAAGCCGGCTGGTGGAACAGCAGCTTCGCTTGTAGCAGCATCAAAACACTTACTGTACACGGACGGATCGACGATGTTCGATGTTCTGGATGATTGTGGAAATGTCACGGTCAATGGAACATTGGATGTAGCAGGTGCTGTCAATTTAAATGGAGGAAATTTTATTTTCAACGAAGCATCGGCGGATGTTGATCTTAGGATTGAATCAAACGGTAATGCCAATGCGATCTTTGTTGACGGTGGTAATGACCGTGTAGGAATTATGAATGGATCTCCATCCGTTCCTTTGGACGTGACAGGAGCGGCTAAAGTATCAGGCGCTGTCGATTTGGATGGCGGTGACTTTACATGGAATGATTCATCAGCGAATGATCTTGATTTTAGATGCGAAACAGCCGCATTGGACGATGCGTTCTTTATTGATGGATCGGCGAACAAAGTTGGTTTTGGTTGTCAAGATCCTGCCGATGCAATGGTTGAGATTAATCAATCAAGTTCGACAGGTGCTATTGCCTGTTTATCACTTGATCAAGATGATACAGACCAGGAGTTTATTAAGT